CGGTGAGTCCGACGCGCTCGCTCCGGCGTTTATTCAGTTTTTTCATTTGGGTTTATGGGGTGCCCAGGCGGCTTTTTTTTCTTGTGTCAAAAAATGTTTATTAGGTAGTTTACAAGTTTAATTTATTAGAATGTTTTATAAAAGAACCCAGCACGCATATCCGGATTCCGACTTGATTAATGGATCGGAACTCAAGAACATCATTGGAGTCACGGCAATGGCCGTTTCGAAGGCTAAGTCGAGCGGCCGACTTGACACATTCGAAAATTCGAAGGGGAAGGAATGTTTTCACAGGGAAATCTCGCCTAAACAGTTTTTCCAAAAGAGGGACCGCCGACACATTACGACGCCAACGCGAGCTCAGATGGCTGCTGGATTCGATAATATGACCGCTCAAGCTGTCGCACACCGTAAGGAATTTGACGTCGGTTTCGGTATGCCTATTCCTGGTGTTAGCGATACGGACCCGCTTGATTTTGGCGAGGCTCTTGCCGAACGTGCAGATTTGCAAACGTCAAAAAAGGAGAAAGAATTCTACCAGGCGCGTCTGATGAAGCTCAAGGCTGCCGAAATGGAAGGGCGTCTTGTTCCGAAGCAACAGGCGGCGATTGTGGCTTATCAGATTGGGGCCAATGTCCAGGACAAGATTATGACTATTTATTCGCGTCTTGCCCCGGAAATAGTTGGATACTTCAAAGAACAAATGACCAATGCCGGAATCGATTCCGATAAAATTGCCGTGATTACGGGTGATGCCGACCATTGTGTCGGCGAAAAGATTCGTAAGGCTTGCCTTTCTGCACTGCGCGACTTGACCGAAAAGACTGAGGAAAACATCCTTGATGGATGATTCTAACGAAATAATATCGCCTGCGCTCCAGGCGAATATCGACCACGTGGCAGAAAACTTGCTCGCGGGTCTTCGACCGCCGCCTGACATGACCATCAGCCAGTGGGCTGAAAAAAACAGAATATTGGCAGGCTCTGCTTCGAGTGAACCTGGCCGATGGAGCAATTCCCGCACTCCTTACCTGGTCGAAATCATGGACGAACTTTCGCCGCAAAGCTCCGCGACGGATGTTGTGTTCATGAAGGGGTCGCAGATCGGCGGCACCGAAGTTCTTATCAATACAGCGCTCTACTACATCAAGCATTGCCCGTCGCCAATCGGCCAATTCCAAACCACAGAACAAACAGCGAAGCGATTCCTGAAGCAACGCGAAATTCCTGCGTTTACAGCGATGGGAATGAACGACCTGTTCTATGGCGATGAAATGTATATCAAGGAATTCCCTGGTGGAATCTTGACAACCGGCTGGAGCAATAGCCCGTCAAATTTCCGTTCTGCACCGTTCTGCATTTCGCTTTGCGACGAAATTTCGGAATGGCCCGACGATTGCGGTGGCCAGGGCGATCCGTGTGAACTTGCGAGACGGCGTACAACGAACTTTCCGCGCCGCAAGCTGTTCTGGAATTCGACTCCTGGAATTGAAGGCGAATGCCGCATCACGAAGATGTTCGAGCTTGGTGACCAGCGTCATTTCCAGGTGCCGTGCCCGCATTGCGGCGTGTTGCACAAGTGGGAATGGGCGAATATCGTTTGGGATGTTGATTCTAGCGGTAAGAATCTTCCGCATACCGTGCGGATGAAGTGCCCGCATTGTAACGAAGAATATGGTGAGTACCACAAAACCGAAATGATGAATTTGGGGCAATGGGTCCCCGAAAATCCGGATGGTCAGTATCCGAGTTTCCACATCAATGCGCTCTATTCTCCTTTGGGCTGGTATTCCTGGGAAAACGCAGTCCGCGATTTTCTGAAGTCAAAAGGCGATGTGAACAAGATGAAATCGTTTACCAACAATGTGCTTGGTGAACCTTGGAGTCTTGAAGGCGGCAAAATCGTTGATCCGAATGGATTGATGAGCCGCTGTGAAGAATACGATGCCGAAGTCCCGGACGGCGCTGTGGTTTTGACTGCGGGTGTTGACGTTCAGGATGACCGTCTCGAAGTCGAAGTGGTGGGGTGGGGACGTGGCCTCGAAAACTGGGGAATCACGAACAGGATTCTTGTCGGGAATCCGTCGGAGCAGGCTGTTTGGGATGCTCTCGATTCTGTCTTGATGGCGTCTTATGGCAATTCTTTGGGCGAAAATCTGTATGTGGCGGCGACTCTAATCGACTCGGGCGGTCACCATACCGACGATGTGTACCGGTATGCGGCAAAGCGTGAACGCAGGAATGTGTTTGCCTGCGTCGGTAAGGCGGGCCTTGCGCGACCGCTGGTGACTAGACCGCAAAGAACAAAGAAGAGCTTGGTTTGGAATGCTTCTCTTGTTACTGTTGGCGTTGATATTGCGAAGGATCAGTTCTATGACATGCTGTCCATCGAAACGCCTGGCCCGGGCTATTGCCACTTTCCTGCGAAGCCCGATGAATACACGGGCGAATTCTTTGCACAGCTTACGGCTGAAAAGCGCTACAAGAAATGGGTGCGCGGCTCACAGGTATGGGCGTACAAGAAAATTCGACCGAGAAACGAAGCTTTGGATAAGCGAAACTATGCTCGTGGTGCGCTCAATGTGACCGGAATCGATGTCGACAAGTTTGCTGCCGCCGGCCGAAAATTTTTGCGTAACGTGAATGTGCCGGTTCAGAGAAGGTCTGGGTTTAGAACTTTATCAGGAGGTGTGAAATTATGAGTGTTGTTAAATGCGACTTGAAAAATCTTTCCAAGGTTTTGGAAAAAGAGATCCGAAAAGACCTGAAGCAAGTAAAGTTTGCCGCGTCTGTAGCGCTGAACAATACGGCGTTCAAGGCGCGTTCGAACCTTATTGACGAATACAAGAAAAGCTTTACTGTCAGGAATACGAATTTGCCTAAGGCTGTTACTGTCGAGAAAGCAACAAAAGAAAAGCTTCAGGCGAAAGTGTCTTTCCCGAAGGACTGGATGTACATCAATGCCAAGGGCGGTAAAAAAGAGCCCGAACACAGCAAAGTGCTTATGGTGCCGCTAAAAAATGGCGGTCTGAAGGATTACAGGACACAATCCGGAAAAATCAAGCAGTCTAAAAAGCCTGGCAACCTGCTCAAATATGCCGATTCGCACCCTCTGAAAACGAGGGCCCATGTCGCGAACCCGCATCCGTTCGTTATGAATAACAAGAAGGGCCAAACTATGATTGCCGTTCGTGACAAGTCGAACAGAAAAGAATTGAAATTCTTGTATGTCGGCGTTCCGACGGCGGATGTCAAGAAAAGATGGGATTTCGAAAAGATTGTCCAGGATACAGCAAAGAAGGAATTGCCCGGTCAGTTTGACGCGGCGTTTAAAAAGGCCCTGGCTACAGCGAAATAGCCTAAAAATAACTTGTGTCAAAATAGCCCTTTTGCTCTTGCAATGGGGCTATTTTATTGCTATGCCTGTTTTTCCGGTAGAACTTTGCCGCCAAATGGTGGCGGAATACTCTTCGGCACTCTCTGCGGTGCTGAAGTCACAGTCGTATTCTATCGGTGGCCGTGTGATGACGAAGGCCAATCTTGCCGAAATCCAAAAAGGGCTCGATTTGTGGTGCAAAAGGCGCGATGCGGCTGAAAGCGGAACAAGTTCGAATGGTCGTCCTAGAACTCGGAGCGTGATTGCGCATGTCTAGGGCTATGCTTGGATATGGTCAGCGCGGGGTCGCGTGGAAGGGAGCTTCTGCTGTAACTGAAGCCCTTAAGACTTTTTTTGTGTCGAAAGGATCTGCCGACCGCGATCTTTCTGCTGACCGCGAAACAATTGCTCTACGTGCTCGAAATCTGTATCAGAATTCTGCGTTTTCGGGTGCACTCATCAATACATTGGACATCAATGTAGTCGGGACCGGCTTGAAATTGCGTCCTGTGATTCCTTGGGAACTCCTTGGCGTTAAGCGCAAAGATGCCAGGGCCTGGGAAAAGAAGGCGCAAACCCTATTTGAAGTTTGGGCGTCTTCGAAAAAATGCGATACCGAGAAAAAGGCTGATTTTCACGAATTACAGTCTCTTGCACTGAAAACTCAGCTTGTGACCGGAGATGTTTTCGCGCTTACACAGTATGACCGAAAGGCGAATCCTTTCGGACTTCGAATTAAGTTACTCGAAGCTGACCGTTGCCGCAATCCGTTCGGTCAATTTGACAATCAGTATCTTGCCCAGGGTATCGAGGTGGACAAGAACGGCGCTGCCGTGGCGTACCACTTTACGAAAGTGCCTCCGTTCAATCTCGATGATTTTACTGACGCGCTCAAGACGGTGCGCGTTCCTGCGTTTGACTCGTTCGGATATCCGAACGTGATTCATTGCTTTACTGCAGACAGAACGGACCAGCGTCGCGGCATTTCCGCGATTGCTCCGATTATTAGCCAGGTAAAACAGCAAGAACGGTATCAGGATGCAGAGTTGATTGCTGCAGTGGTGAGCGCTCTGTTCACCGTGTTTTTGGAATCCAATAATCCGGACGAAGCTGCTGAAATGGACAGCGATGTTCCGGAAGATGAAAGGGTTAGCGGTCAGAATGGTCCTAAGGCTCCAATTGAAATGCGGCCTGGATCTGTTGTCGAACTGCCTTACGGTTACAAGGTTAGCCAGGCGAATCCGCAACGACCGAATGTGAATTATAAGCCGTTTGTGGACTCGATTTTCTGTGAAGCTGCTGCGCGTGTCGGCGTGAGCTACGAAGTCGTGCTCAAGCAGTTCAGTTCGAGCTACAACGCAGTCCGAGCGGCTTTGCTCGAATCTAAAAAGACTTATAACCGCATTAAGAAAAATTTTGTCGCCGACTTTTGCCAGCCTATCTACGAAAAGTGGCTTTACCAGTCTGTGCTTACCGGAATTGTCGATGTTCCTGATTTCATGTCGGACGAACTTAAGGCTGCGATGTGGAGTCGCTGTAAGTGGGTTGGTGATTCGGCGTTCCTGCTTGATCCGCTGAAAGAAACGCAGGCGATGAAAATGCAGGTTGATGAACAGATGATGAGCCGAAGCGAAGCGGTTACATCTGTTACCGGCGGCTCCTATGACCGCGTGACGAATGAACTGGAAGAAGAAAAGGAAATGCGCGAAGAACGTGGGCTTCCGGAACCGGGTGCAGTCAACAAGACTGAAAGTGTCAGCGTTGCGACCGTCGAGAACAACGACGATAAAGACGATGAGGATAAGTGATGAATTTTTTGAGTAAGTTCTGCGGTTCTAAGTTTGCGATGCGCTCTGAAGATGCTTCTGTTCTGGCGTCAAGTCGTTTGCGTATTTCTGAAGATGAAAAAGGAAGATGGACCTTCAGGAAAGCGGATGGTGAGCTGAACCTTGTCAACAATGTCACCCGCCGTGAAGACGGTATTGCCGTAATTCATGTTGACGGGGCTCTTGTATACCGTGGCGACGAAGAAGCTTATTTTTGGGGGCTTGATTCTTACAATTCCATCGAAGCGGCGTTTGATGAATGCCTGAATGATGACAGCGTCCTCGGTATTGTTTTTGACATCAATTCTCCTGGTGGAGAAGTGAATGGGTGTGCCGACCTCGGCAACAAGATTTTTGAGGCTCGTGGCTCGAAACCTTACGGAATTGTGGCGCGAACTGGCGGCTTGATGTGCTCTGCCGCTTATTGGCTTGGCTCTAGCTGTGAAAAAGTGTATTGCGCCGACAACGGAACGCTCGGTTCTATCGGTGTTCTGTGCTGCTTTACTAAGTGGAGCGAAGATATTGTTAAGACGCAGGTCGTTGTGTCTGACCTTTCCGAAAATAAGGCTCCTACGCCGGATACTCCGGAAGGGCTCGCACAAATCAAGAAGGAACTCAACGACCTTGCGGCCGTGTTTATCGCGACTGTCGCACGAAATCGCGCTACAACTTACAAAGATGTGCTTGAAAATTACGGAAAAGGCGGTGTCTTTATCGGTAAAGATGCTGTAGAATCCGGCCTCGCTGATGGCGTTATTTCCCTTGATGCCCTTTGCGAAAAAATGACTAAGGGAAGTTTCAATAATGGAGGTGCCGTCATGGCGACTACCACTAAAACTGCTGAAGCTGGCAATGCTGGCGGCGCTGATATGGAAGCTGTAAAGGCCCAGGCTATTGCCGATTACAAGGCCCGTATCGCTTCCATCGAAGGCGTCTTTGCGGGGATGGATGTCTCTGCAGAAGACAAGAACAAGTTTATCGATGACGATTCGAAGACCGTTGCAGACGCTACTGCATTCGCTCTTGAAAAGGCAAAGGAAAAGATTACCGCTCAGGCCGAAGATCTGAAAAAGGTTACGGCTGAACGCGATGACCTTCAGGCAAAAGTCAATGCAGCCCCGGCTGCAGACGCAAATCTTTCTGAAGCGCAAAAGCTTGCTATTCAGAAGGGTCTCGAAGCGGATTCTGCCGCCGCAAATGGCGTGCAGGGTAGTGCTCTTTCTGGTGAAGCTGCTGAAGATGCTGAAACTAAGGCTATTCACGAAGCTTTCGCTCGCGGAATGAAATAACAAGGAGTAAACGATGTATCAGGCTCAAAATACTGAATACAATAAGCTTATCGCGGGCGATTACCCGATCGTTCGCGAGGCGGTGACCATTGCTGGCGCTGCCGAGCTTAAGGCGGGCACGGTTCTTGCATCCCACGGCGTTGCCGCTTCTGCTACCAAGGCCAAGAAGTCTGTGACTTTCACCGGTACGCCGGTTGCAAGCAAGACTATCAAGGTGGCTGTCGACGGCAACGAAGTGACTTACACGACTGCTTCTACGACTCTCGCAACCGAAGTCGCTGGAATCAAGGCCGCAATCAATGCCGACAACACTTTGAAAAACATCGTTGCGGCAACCAATAGTGATGGCAAGCTTTCTATCGAATGGAAGACTGCTGGCAAGGCTGGCAACGACATGGAAATCGTCGTTACTGTTGGCGATGGTGCTGGTGTTGAAGCCGGTGATGTTGCTGTTGAAGTTGTCGGCGAAGATGTTGGCGACGAACGTTTTGAAATCGTGGATTCCGGAAGCGGTACTGCCGCTCTCCAGGAACCGGCTGCTGTTCTTCTTGAAGATGCCGCTCCTGGCGAAACAAAACTCGCTGCGTTCTGTGGTGAATTCAACCAGGCTGAACTCATCTTCAAGGAAGGCCAGTCCATCAATAACTTTAAGGTTAAACTTCGCAAGATTGGCATCTTTGCCAAGGCTTGCATTTAAGGAGGTGTCAATATGGCTGTTACTGACGTTACCGACGCCAAGGAACTTACCCTTGCCGTGAATAATGACAAGGATTCCCGTCGTTTCCTTGCTTCTTTCTTCAAGCCTCTCGATCACCAGACGCGCGACATCATGATCGACTTCGTTGAAGGCTCCCAGACGCTTGCTCCGTTTGTCCGCGATGGCGATTCTGCCACCGTGTCTCATCGTGGCGGTTACAAGTCCCGTTTCGTTCATGCCTATGGCATCGAACTCAAGCGTCCGACCCATGCTTTCGACTGCCTCAAGCGTCTGCCTGGCGAACAGCCGATTTATTCGGGCAAGGCTGTCAGTCCCAGTGTGCGTGCTGCAGAACTTGCCGGTCGTGATCTCAAGGATCTTAAGAACCGTGTCTATCGCACTGTCGAAAAGATCATCTCTGATGGTTTCTTTGGCGGTAAGTTCGACATTACCGACAAGGATGGCAAGAAGATTGATTCCGTTGATCTCGGCCGTTCTTCTTCCCACGTGCTGACGAAGGAATGGGGAGCAAGCTACGACGGAATTTCCACTGACCTCGATGATATGGCAACCCTTATCAACGAAGATTCCGGCTTGACCGCGACGGACGTTATTCTTGGCAAGACCGCTCATGCTAAGATTCAGAAGAATGCCAAGTTCATGAAAGATTTGGATACGAAGAATCTTGACGGTGTTCGTGCTGCCATGAACTTCAAGATGGAAGGCATCGGTGCCCGTCTTGTTGGCACCATTGGCGGTCTGCGTGTTTGGCGCTACGACGAAGTTTTCAAGAATGCTGCTGGCGACAAGGTGTCTATCATTCCGGCTAATGGCGTCCTCATGCTCAGTGCCGAAATGCAGGCCACCTTGCACCGTGGTATCGTTGGCGACAACGATATCGGCTGGTTCGAAGGTGAATTCGCTGCAGACACCTGGTACGAAAAGGACCCGTCCACTCAGTGGCTGCGTCTCCGTTCCGCTCCGCTTCCGATCTGCGAACAGATTGATGCAACCTGTGTAGCGACTATCGCCTAAGGAAATACGATGTCTTTCAAGGACGACCTCATGCAAGACCTCAACGATTCGTTCTTTAACGAGGACGAATTCGGAGAGGCGGTGACCCTGACTCGTGGTAGCAATTCCTACCAGATGAAAGGTCTTTTCGATACGCCGGGGATGTCCGAAGATGTCGGTGAAGTTTCGGTGATTGCTCATTCTCCGCGTCTCTTTGTGCGGTCTTCAGATTTACCTGATTCGAAACCGCGCAAGGGCGACGTGTTTGCGTTGGGCTCTACGCCTTTTCATCGTGCGATGAAACTTTCTGCTATTGATTTTGTGTTTGAAAAAGACGGTGTTGTCGTGTACCGCCTGGAGGAATCCAAATGAGTGATTCTCCAAGAACGTTGAATTGCATCAAGGACTTTCGGCATGCTGTTGTTAATTCCTTGAAGGATGCGAATATTGTCGGCATTGGCCAAAATGTTTCAGCATCTCGCGAAATGAAGGCTTGGCCGGATGAAGAATCCTTCATCATTGTCAATATGCCTGGCGTCGATTTTGACGACAAGAGTACAAGTCCCCGTTTTTATTTTGCGAAATCGGAATTGCGTATCGATATCTATGCCAGATCTTTTTTGAGCGGCGAGAACGATATTGAAGGCGCTGATTCGATTTCTGACTTGAACGATTTTCTTGACGATACCATGCACGCTGTCGCTGCGGTAATTGACCCTTGTCCATATTGGAAAGGACCTTATCAAGGACTTGTAAGCAAGTGTGTGTTGCGTTCTTATGCAAACAATCTTTCGGAACGTTCGGAGACGACTAGAGGTGCTGCGACGATTACTTTTGAAGTTTCGTTCACTGCAAAGATAGATAGGAATGCTGCGACGAAGGAATGGCTGCGTGCGAACAATACGATTAAAACTGGTAGTCAGTCGATTGAATTTACAACTGAGCTGAGACCTGGTAATCAGGCCGAAGCCGAAACGGCGGATAATTCCGCAGGGAACTAAGAAATGAGTATTTCTTTTGAACAAATTCCTGCCGATAATTATGTCCCGATTTTCTCGACGGAATTTGGCGGATCCATGTCCGCCAAGTCCGGTGTGATTCCGTGGAAAAACTTGATTATCGGTCAACCGCTTCGCTCCAAGATGAGCGAAAACGGCTCCCTTACCCTCATTACCAGCGACGAACAGGCTGATGCCCTGTTTGGTTCTGGTTCTCAGCTTGCCTTGATGATCAAGGCGTTCCGCAAGAATACGAAGTCGAGCGAGCTTTGGGCGCTTCCTGTTGCAGATGACTCTACTGCAGATGCTGCGTCGGGTACGCTGACTTTTGCGGTTGCAGGATCTGAAACCACTCCGAAACTTGCCATCGGCGGTACTGTTCGCCTGATGATTTCGGGTCAGTCTTGCCCGGTGAACGTGTCTGCAGGCGATTCTGCTGCAGATGTTGCCACGAAGGCTGCTGCAGCAATTAACGCCAAGTCTAATTTGCCTGTGTCTGCGTCCGCTTCGAGTGCTGTCGTGACTCTTACGGCGAAGAACCTTGGTGCATACGGCAACGGTATCGACGTTCGCTGGAACCACAACCAGGGCGAAGTTCTTCCGGACGGTCTGAGTGTGACCCTGTCTGCGATGGCAAATGGCGGCGCTGACCCGCTTTTCGAGGATGCCCACGTCAAAGAAACCTGCGCGGGCAACTGGTTTAACATGATTGTCATCGGCTCTGCAGATACGGACAACATCAACTACATCAAGGAAATGCTTGATGAACGTTGGACAGCTATTGTCCAGCAGACCGGCGTGATGTGCTTCAGCCTGAACGGTGGCTCTGAAGCCGATTTCACTGACAAGGCGAATGCGTTGAACTCCCAGGAAATCGTTCTTGCGGCTTTGCCGAAGTCGCCGACTTCCGGTGCGGAAAAGGCATCCGCTCTTTTCGGTTGCGTTGCTCCGAAGGCGCTGAACGATCCTGCAGCTCCGCTTCACAACTATGCTGTCGCAGGTGTGGTGGCTCCGCGTCGCGATGACCGTGAAGATTTTTATGGTAACAACCGATTGCTTAAATCCGGATGCGCTTTGATGACTGCTGCTGATGACGGTAGTGTATTCACTAGCCGAATCGTGACGACCTACAAGCGCAATGCCCAGGGTGTCCAGGACAAGAGTTACATGCAGCTCGAAACCGTGCTGACTCTCAGCTATTTGCGTTGGGACTGGAACAACTTCCTTGCGCTCAAGTATCCGCATGCCAAGCTCGCACCTGATGGTAGCAAAATTGGCGAAGGCCAGCAGGTGATGACTCCGTCGCTCGGCAAGTCCGAACTTGTGGGTCGCTACAAGTATTGGGAAGAAAAGGGATTGGTGTACGATAGCGAAGGTTTTGCCGAAGCGGTTGTCGTTCAGCTTGATCCTGACGATGAATATGCTATGAATTTCTTGATTCCGGCACACCTTATCAAGCAGTTCTTTGTTTCCAAATCTAAAATGCTTTTTGACTAAGGAGGGATGACAATGGACGAAATCGATGTTGTTGGTGGAGAATACGAATTCAAGATCAACGGTTTCAGATACAACCTTAAAGGCCATCCTGATATCGAGTATGGCGGAAAACATTACGAGGCTATTATTGGCACTGGTGGTGTGCTGCATGGCTATAAGGCTGTCGGCGATAGTCCGAGCAAAATTACTGTCGTGTTGACCGACACTAATTCTCTCGACATTGTCGAGCTTCAGCATACCAAGAACGCCACTATTACGCTTAAGAAGCCCAACGGAAAGACGTTTGTCATGTTGAACGCCAGTTGCAATGCTCCTATCAAGGAATCTTGCGAAGAAGGCGAAGTGACTTGCGAATTTGCGGCCGGGCCTGCAGATGACCAAAAGTCGTAGATTTGATGCCTTGTCTGCGACACTTCCGTACTTCCGGTTGAAGCGGTCCGGTCCAGCTTGATTGTCTTGGGCCGGATTGTCCGGGGTCAGCACCCGGATACGGCTTATTTTCACAATAACATCCATTAAAGGAGTAAAAATATGGAATACACGTTAATTAAGCCGGTAACGAAATCGAACGGCGAAGAAATCAAAACGGTTGAAATTCGAGAATCCTTTACGGGTCGCGATGTCAGGACCGTGTGCAACAGCAAAGGAGAAGGCGATGCGCAGGTGAAGCTTGTCGTGTGCGCAACTGGCTTTTCTGACACATTTGTCGACAACATGGATGCCCGAGATGTTAATGCGATTTCCAAGATGGTAAAGCCTTTTTTCTCCGTTGGCGAGAACTAGGACTAGATGCGGGATTTGCTTCGCTGGCTGGGGTTTTCCATTGGTCTTATGATCAGATAATGGCTCTTGATGCCGAAGCTTTCGAATACAGTCTGAATGCTGCAAAAGCGTTTGCTGATTCGCTTAAAACAAAAAAGTGACCTGTTTAAAGGTCGCTTTTTACGTTTATTCCAATTTGGAATAGTGTGAATCGTAAATTTTGCTTATTGTGTTAAATTAATGCAATATTTTAGTATATATTATGGATAGAGGGCTGAATCATGGAAAAAGTAAAAGACATAAGACTTGGAATCGGCTTGAAGGCTTGTATTCCGTCTGTTCGCAAGATTTATGTTTTTTGCGCTTTGATTCCATTTATTCTTTTTTGGGCGGGCATTCTTTCTCCGTTGTGGACAGATAATTTTGTCGTTTATGCGCTTGCCTTGGCACCTTACTATCTTTATGTGTATTACGTGAGCAATGACTGGATTGACAAAAAGCTTTTTATGACGGATGAAGGGTTGCTGGCTTCCAGGATTTGGAAAAATTGTGTTATCTTGTGCTCGGTTTTTTCGATATTGGCGATGTTCTTGTTGACTTCCGTGTGGGGGACTGTTTTGGGCTACCCGTGCCTGATGTTGGTCTTGAACGCCCCGATGGCGGCGGTAAGCATTTTTTACGCGAATGCCGCTAATGGTTTCCGGTACGCCAGGCCGTTGCCGTATTTTATTGCATAAAAAGTTGTGCCAAAATGAGTTTATTTTTTAAGCCGTGTGTTTATTTTTAACACATGGCTTTATTGAATGTATCGCTGAATTTGCTTTCCGGAAACTCGTTTATCAAGGCGGCGGGCGATGTGAAGGTGTTCAATAATTCTTTGGGCAAAACTGAAGGAATATTGGACCAAATTTCTCAAAAAGAACAGCGCCTGAAAAAGATTCAATTGCTGTCTGGATACAGTACGCTTATTTCCGGTTTTACGTCGGGAGTCAAGTCGGCTGTTGCTGGAATTGAGAATGTTATCAGCGCTGTTGAGGGCGTTGCTACCGAAGGCGACCGCATTGCAAAAACGTCTAGGCTTGTCGGAATGTCTGTCAAAGATTATCAAGCTTTTAGCCAGGCCGCTCGACATGCGGGGATGTCCACCGAAGAGATGGATAACGCGCTGAAGCGCTTCAACGTGAATCTTGGCAAAGCCCGCGCCGGCGATGCAAAATCGTTCAAGGTTTTTGATGCGATTCTTGGCGGGAAAAACATTTCCGATTTCAAGGATTCGACGTCCTTGCTGGCTGCGATTGCAGATGGCTATGAAAAGCTTGGGTCTGCCGAGCAAAAGGCGATGGTTTCCCAGGAGCTGTTTGGAAAATCTGGTCTGAAAATGTCTGAACTGCTTAAAAATGGCGGTGAAGACCTTAAGAAACAGCTTGAATCTGCCATTCCAGGGTTCTCTGACCAAGGTGCAAAAGATGCCGAGGCGTTTAATGATGCCTTGCAGGATATGCGCGGTACAATCAAATCGATAAAAATATCGGTCATGGAAGACCTTTTCCCAGTGTTTACGGATTTGTTCGGTACGGTCAAGGGTTATATCAAAGATAATGGCCCGAAAATTAAAGAACAGATCGTTTTTGTTGTTGGCAAGGTTGTAGACTTCGTGAAGGGTGTTTTGCCTTACATTCCTAAGGTCCTGAATGTTGTTGTTGGTCTTGTTGATTTGATTGGGCCTGGAACTTTGGCTATTTTGGGTGGATTTACGGCGATATTGGGTGCCGTTTTGCCGTTGATACCTACTTTGGGGGCAATTTCTACAGTTGTTTCCGGACCGATTCTGTTTGGTATTGGCGCTGCTGTTGTTGGTGTGATTGCCTGGAAAAAGGCTATTACGAGTGTGATAGATAATTTTGACATGCTTAAATCGTTTATTGTCGATGATGTATGGGGCGCTATTAAGGATTTTGGGAGCCAGTTTGTAGAAGTTGCCAAATGGATGTGGGGCGGGTTCAAGTCTGTCTTCGTTGATCCGTGGTGGAATTTCTTTACGGCGTTTCCTGGCGCTATTTCTGATTTGTGGGACGGGTTTAAAGCTGGCGTTTCCGAAATCGGTGATTTTCTTTACGATACTTTTGTTGGCAGCGTTAAATCGGCTGTTTCCGGAATAAAGTCTGTCGTAAAAGGTATCCCCATTTTAGGCAATCTGTTCGGCGATAGCGACGAGGACCGAGCTTCGCTTAGGAACGTGTCTTCGCCTTCTGCTTCGGGTGTACAGTCTCTCGGGGCGTCTGTTGCTCGGTCTGTGAGCGAATCCCGCACTACAACTACCAGCCGATTTGCAGTTGATTTCAAAAACATGCCTCGCGGAGTACAGGTGACTGCTCCGGAGCACGGCGACTTTGACTGGTCTCGCGGCTATGTTCTTGAGGGTGTGTGATGGCAGAGCAATCTTTGCATAAAGTTCGAATTGAAACTCCGCAGGGCGAAATAGAATGTGTTGGCGGGTCTTATGCAGGAATTCCCTTTTTCTTTGAGGAGGGGGAATCTTCCGGAGGCCGTGAAATTGTCACGACGCCTTTACCTTTTTCTAATACGCATGTAAACGAAGACCTTGGTAAAAAAGTCGGCCCTTTCCCGCTTAAATTCTACATAATCGGGGTTGATTGTGAAGCAAAGCGTGAACGCCTTGAAGAAGCTTTTAACAAGGAAGGTGTTTATGAACTGATTCATCCGCATTACGGACGGATGAATGTTCGCTGCTCTTTTTATCACTTTGATTTCAGGAAGAGCGAAGAGGAGTACATTCCTGGTGACGCCGTATTCATTCCGGAAAAGGAAGTTGAAAAACAGGCGAGGAGTGTGGCTGACTTGCGAGGCGATTCTATCGCCAAATCGGCGTCGGCGCTTAGTTCTGCGAAGTCGGTGTTTACAGAAGTGTTCAGTGTAGCAAAGAAGGCAAAATCTGTTGTAGACTCGGTTGCAAATTCTACGACAAGTATGCTGTATGAAATCGAAAATGCCAGGGAATCTATTAGAAGTGTTTCGGAATTTGTGAACACTCTTTCCAAGATTCGCGAGAATGTCCGTCTGATTATGATGTCTCCCGGCGATTTTGCCGACAGTATCCAGAACTTGCTGACGCTGACCAAGGAGACTGCGTCCGGAGGCGATTATAATGGATATGTAAACGAAAGCCTGTTGATAATGCAGACGATGATGGCGAAGAAACGGTCGTCTTCCAGTGTATCTGCCGATGAATTGAGCTCTGAAATTGACAGATTGTCGCTCATGAGTGCTGCCGCTATGGCTGCTCGTTCCGTTGTAGACTGCTCGTTTGCGAGCGCAGAAGAATGCCGTGAAATGCAGGATTCCGTTAATTCGGTGTTTAACGATGCTTCGGCCCAGGCAGAATCTTTCGAAGATTGTGCGACGCTTTCAGATTTGCAAGCAACCGCGCTCAAGTATTTGCGCGACGAAATGTCAAAGCTTGCTGTAGTTGTGGACTTGCCGCTGAACGGAACCCGCGACATCCTTTCGACTTGCTTTGATTGTTACGGAAGCCTGGACCGAGTTGATGAAATCCTGGAACGCAACGCGGTTGGTGATCCGCTGGTGATGACACGTGAAAAATTGAGAGTGCTTTCAAAATGATTGAAGTGTTTGCCAACGGTCGAAAGTTTTCGGAATGGACGGAGGCTCGTGTTGTCCGTTCGCTTGACCACATTGCGGCTTCTTTTTCACTGTCGCTGGTAGCGCGAAATACTGAAGGCGACCGAGTGCGTCTTTTCCCGGGTGATTCGGTCGAAATCGCTATCAACGGAACGAGAGTGATTTCCGGATACGTGGATCGTCTATCGCCATCGTTTTCTGCCGGCTCGCATTCTGTGTCGGTTTCCGGAAGTGAATGTTCTGCAGATATTGCCGATTGCTGCATTGACAACCCGCTTGAGTGGGAAAATAAAAGAATGGACGAAATTGTCCGCATCGTGTGTGCGAATTTCGGCCTTACGTTTTCAAACCGCATGGGCGTGGATGTTGGCCAGCCGTTCAAAAAGTTTTCTGTTGAACCTGGCGCAAGGGCGCTCGATACGATTTCGAAGCTTTGCAAGGAACGTGGGATTCTGTGTTGCTCTGATGGAATGGGTAAAGTTTACCTGCTGAAACCTGATTCTTGCCCACGTGGACCAGCTTTGCGCCAGGGCGAAAACTTGATGGCGGCAAGCGTTGATTTTTCACTTGTAGACCGTTTTTCGACTTATACGGTCTATGGTACAGGAAAAGCGAAAAAGAAAGTTGTGGCGACGTCTTCTGATTCCGATGTTATGCGCAACCGTCCGCTTATTATTGTGGATTCGAATGCGGTCGAAAAGGATAAAGTCCAAGCTCGTGCTGATTGGGAATGCCGTGTACGTAGAGCCAAGTCAATGGGTTTTCGTGCGGCGGTCCACGGTTGGGAACATTCGTCTGGTCTTTGGGAACCTGGTGTAATCTGCTCTTTTGAGGCTCCGGAGTTGTTCGTAGAAACTCCGCTCGATTTGCTGGTGGCGTCGGTAGAATATTCGTGGGGCCGTTCTGGCGAAATGACTAATATGAATCTTGTCCCGCCTGAGGTTTTTGAACCTCAGCCGGAATCAAAAAAAGTCAAGGCTGTAAAGGCTCCAAAAGCTGATCCGTGGAAATCTGTAAAGAAGGCGGTGCAAGGTAAATGAACTCTGCTGGTAACTTGATAGAAGCATTGCTGAAGCGTCTACAGCTTATTATTGGTCGTTGTGTGATTTCTGCAAGCCGTTACAAGGATGGCGAACTTTTGGCCGATATTGAACTTGTGGCTGGAGAAAAACGCCGTGCTGTTGAATTCCTTCAGCAATTCGGTTTTTCGAGTCGCCCCAAGGGTGATGTGGAAGGAATCGCGTTGTTTATCGGCGGCTCTCGCGACAATGGTGTTGTGGTTGCTACACGTGGCGAATGTCCGGATCTGAAAGAAGGCGAAGTGCGAGTTCATTCGCCGTTTGGGTCCAGTATCACATTGAAGGAAGACGGTTCTATCCTTTCTGTCCCGGCCTCCGGGAAAAAGTTTATTGTTGCATCTGATTTGCTGGTCCGTGGCAAAATGCTTGGAACTGGTGATGTTGTTGCAGGGGTCAACGAAGCTGGTGAAGAAGTTTTTGAAACTGGTGGCGTAAGCCTTAAAACGCACATGCACCCGACGGCGGTCATTGGCCCCGCAAGCATGCCTACGCCGATCGCAGGAGGCTAGAGTATGGCGCTTGACAAATCGACACTTAAGAATTCGCTTAAGTCAATCATGGAATCACAAGGAAATACCCCTGAGTCTGTCGCGGAGGCGCTGGCGAACGCTATCGATACTTACGTTAAGGGGGCTGTAGTTACCGTCACTGCGTTGCCGAGTGAAGTGGCTGTTGAAGGTTCTCCGTCGGCTCAGGAGAATGTTTCTACGCTTACATTCAAGGGTGGCGACGCGACCCATGTTGGCGGGCTTTCGTAGCGCCAAAAAAACTTGTGTCAAAAACGGCCTTTACTGCGTAGGGGCTGTTTATTTTTATTGCGATGAGTGACCTTGCGCTGTATCGCAGAAGTTCCGGTGATTTTGACCTTGCATTCGATGAAGACAAGGGTGATTTGTTGACTTCTGACAGCCTTGAAAACGCAGTTGTTATATCGATTGGAACTTACGCCCGAGAGCGTAAGCTTGGAAAAACGGCAAACCTGAAGCCGGTTGTTGGTGGATGGTGGGGAGACGCCCTCGACGAAAAAGGAACTCTTGGTGGTTATCTCTACGAGGCTTTTCCTGGCAAATTGACTGATTCTACAGCAAGGTCTATTGAAAATCTTGTGACCGAAGCTTTGGCTTGGATGATTGAAGATGGTGTCGCAAAGTCTGTTAATTGTAATGCCGAAATTGTCGATAAAGATATGATAAATGTTGCTGTCACTGTCGAACGCCCTGATGGAGAATCAGAAGGCTTTGCTTACGAAATAAAATGGATGGCCACTGATGGAATTTAAGAGCTTGCAGGATCTTGTGCGTATTGTCGAAAACGCCTTGGCTGTTCAGTTTTATGGTCAGTCTACTGTTTTGCGTAAGACTGTTTTGAAGGTGCTTGCGCATGTTCTTGGTGCTGCCCTGTACATGATGACGCTTATTGCCAAGAGAATTTGGAAAAATCGATTCGTGTCTACTTGTGATGTGTCCGCTCTCGAAGGCTTCGGAACAGAATTCGGAATTCCGCATAAGGTGCCGCTGAAATCTTCGGGAACCGCTATTGTGACGCTGGAAAATGGAGTGCTGTCGGTTACCATTCCGCAGGGAACCGTTTTGGTTAATGAAGATACTGGTATTGAGTATGAAGTTCCTAACGAAGTCTATGTAGATACTGAGCATGTTGGAATTCCTGTAGTTGCTATAGATGTCGGTGCAGATTCTGATTTGGGTGAAGGTGCTGTTCTGTCTTTTAGGGATACGCCTGTTGTTGGCGTTGCGTCGATTAAAACGGAACTTATTTCGGGGGGAATTGCCGATCCTGTTGAAGTCGATGGTGATGTCCAGGTATGGGGCGAACTTGCCGAGGATTACCGTGCACGTCTTTTGAATCGTGTCCAAAACCCTGTGCATGGTGGCGCTGTTAATGATTATTATGAATGGTCGACTCGATTTGCTTTTGTGACGGATGCTTTTGTTTTCGCTAATAAACCTGAAACGAATTCGGTAAGTATTGCCGTTGCAAATTACAACTCTAACAATGTAATATTGACGGAAAGCCAAATTGACGAAGTGCGTGAGTATGTCAAATCCGATGTGCGTCGCCCGGTGACTGCTCATGTTCGTGTTTCGAATGTTACTCCGGTTGATGTTGAAGTGACGGCTGTTATAACTCCATATACGCAGGTTGTGCGTAATGGTGTTACGAACGCCGTTACGGCGTATCTCCGGCATCTTAAGCCTGGCTCGTCGTTAGACGTGGATGATTTTGAATTAAATGTTCTGTCTAATTCCAGTGCGAAATCGTTTGTTGTCCAAAATGTGAAAAAGAACGGCTCTATTGTCTCGTCTCTTTCGCTTTCTTTGAGTTTTCCTGAAAACGAAGAGGATGAAGATTCTTTTGTCGCTGAAGTCGTTAAAATTGCCGATGGCGGCGTGAACCTTGCTAGTGGAGAATAGTGGTGCTGTCTGTTCAGAACATGAAACCTTCGATGGTTGCGAATGGAAATCCGGTGCATGTGTTTGGCGCTGGATTCGATTCTCATTGTTCTGTGACTGTTTCTGAAAATGGAAACTCAAGCTTGGCGTCTGTTTTGGATTATAACGATTCCGAGCTTGTTTTTTCAGCACCTGAATATATCGGCGAATACACGATAATGGTGTCCCGCGATGGCGTTTTGTATGCATCTTTTTCTCTGCAAGTTGTGAAGCTTGAAAAAAGTGATGTTTGGAAACTGCCTGCTCGCGATGATAAAGATTTTAGGCATGCACTTATAGGTCTTTTACCGCGTGGATTTGCTTGGTTTACTGGACGTGGTGGCAATTGGTGGAAATTGTTCGGTGGCTTTGGAGCCGGGCTACAATCTGTATACAATCTGTTTTGTGATTTGGCAAAACAAATGTCTCCTATGACGACGTCTTCGTTTGCCGAATGGGAAAATGAATTAGGATTGCCGAAAAAAGGTATAGTTCGCGATTCAAGTATCGGTCGCCTTGAAGAAATTTACAGAATTTCCAGGAAAAAGGGCGGGAATACCGTACCATATTTTAAAAGCGTAGCTTCTTTGTTTGGCCGGTACTCGGAGATCTATGAGTATTGGAAAAATCATGAAGTTTTTGAAGGTGTTGATTTTGGCGAAGATGATCCTAATTTCTATTGGATGGTCGCGATTGAATCCCGCCATGATGACTGGCATATTTGCACTTGCAACGATACGTGCAATGATTATCTGCAGGAGTGGTGGTTTGCTCCGCTTGAAGCCATGTTCGACCTGATTAAGCCGGCTCACACGAAATTGCTGTATAAGTATATCGATGTTGAGCATGAGCTTGTCGTTGTTGATGACGAGAATAATGTGATTTCTACACCTTCGGAACGCCCGATTGCGGCTGCGGTCAGAAGCGGCTCCATTGTCAATACAGGCGAGGCTGTCCTTGAAGATGGCACGATGGTTAGAACTATTCGCGTTAAGGATTTGCCTGATGCCGGTAGCGAAAATGCCTTCGTGCTGCGCGATTCTGAAGAAGGTGGAACAACGAAGACTCGTGCTATGACCGAAGAAGAATTTGACGAATTGTGGGACGATACGCCTGCAGAGGAGGAAGACGATGGCTGATGAAGAACGGCTGTTGCTTGATACTCCGACAGTGCGCAAAATGGTCGCCAAGATCAAGAAGGGTGACCAGGACAATGCCGCTGATATTGCGCGTGTGGAACAAGAATTGGATGATGTGAGCGAAAAGGGCCTTGTGGTTTTAAACGGACAATTAAGATTTTACTAGGAGAAAGTTATGCCTACTAATCCGGGAGTAAGTGAAGTTGTAGACAAAAATGGTGTCATTTGTGACATCGAGGCGAAACGATTTGACGGTAATCGCACCGTCAAGCTTACTGGCGATGTGACCGGTCAGCAATCGTGGGGTGGTGGTCCGGATGCCGATTCGTCTACTCCGTCGTTGGGTGTTTCGACGTCTATTACTGACAATGCCGTTACGACGTCTAAAATAAACAACGGTGCCGTAACTAACGCTAAGATTGCTGATTCGACTATCGAACACGGCAAACTTAATATTGCATCCGTTGCTAACACGAATGGGTCTGGCATTACTGACGGCAATAATGACAGGTTGGCGACCCATGGACAGGTCAAGACGTATGTCGAGGGCCTTGTGTCCGGAAGGCCGGATTACAAGGGTATGCAGACGCCGACCGAGATTAACAGTTGGTCTTCGGTCAACCTAAACAATGGTGACCGCGTTATTGTTACCGGCATTCCCGATGTTAGCGGCCAATCCGGAACGGCTGTCATCAATGACGGCATGTCCGAAGGAACGCATCAGCAGATTACGGTCACTAACGGTGTTGAATTAATCTATTACAAGACTACAGTGAACGGTACTGAAGTTCATGGTTGGCAGTCTAAGCAGGGCGAATTCAAACTTGCTCAAAATCCAGTTGATACCGACAACTATCCGACCGGAACTGGCGGTGGCATAGGAAAAACACTGACGCGGTTACAGCAGAATGATAACGGCGATATGACTGCAACGTTCGGTGCAATTTCTATCGATTCGAGCCAGGTCAACGACAAGATGTCGACCTATGATGGAACTGGAAGCAACAAGACAAAGCTTGTGACCGGTGAGGCTGTCAAGGATGCTATCGATAGTCTCGATTATTCCGGTGTTGGCGGAAACGGTAAGATCATTACGGCCGTATCGCAGGATAACGGCATCGTTTCCGCTACTGAACAGACGATGGATTCTGTTCCGACTCAAGGCCATACGAATACGACAGTTACATCCGATGGCATCAAGGCTGCAATCGATGCAATTGATCCGGGTTCTACCGGTATGGGCGAGGTCGTGGCGGCTGCTCTTGACGATCTTGACGCCAGGCTGCGTGCGAATGAAGATGCCGTTTCCGAAACGAACCTTGGAACACGTTCGGCAGACCGTATCGATGTGCAGACGCTGGTTGTCGCTGGTTCCGACATCACTACCGATCTTTCCAATAAGGTTGACAAGGTTGCCGGTAAAGGGCTTTCTACGAATGACTTTACGGATAGCTACAAGAGTTCCGTTGATGCCAATACGACTGCAAGGCATACGCATACAAACAAGACTGTTCTTGACGGCATTACGTCGACCGATGTTTCGAACTGGAACGCCAAACAGTCTGCGCTTACTTGGATGACGACAGAAGAAGCACATGCCTTGTGGGCCAATGCTAAAGCGGCTGCACTTGCTCAAGCATAAGGAGATAAAATGTCTGTAACACCTTCTGATTATAATGACGACGCCATCAAAGGCGAGCAGCTTGCGACTCTTATGACGGATGTGGCAGCAGACCTGAATACGAAACAGGCTGTGCTTGATGTGGAAGTCGATGTGGCGAACAAGCGTCTTAAGTTTAACAACGTGGCGTTCACTGTGACGCCTGCTGAATAGGAGTTAATATGTCTGTGACATTCATCAACAAGTATTCCGATATCCAGGGCGGTCAGACTGCAGAACAGCAGTACGAAGCGGCGGCCACGGACCGCGCTACTCTTGGGAAAAGTACCGTGTCTCTTGCTGGAAGTACGCTGCACTACGACGGCGTTAATGTCGAGCTTCCGCGCAAGGCTGTAAAGGTCGGAACGTGCGTTTATGCAGATTCTAACGGTGTGCTTCATTTCCTTGACGGTGCTAGTGTAAAGAGCGCTTCTATTCCTGGCGGTTGGGAATTTGTCGGCGTTGCCGTTCTTCGTAAGGGCGGACAGGCTAAAATTCTTCACAAGACAGAAAACACCTCTATCAGATTCACGTCTTGCTGGGCTTGGGAAATTACAGGCATCACTTACGGATCTTCGAACACCATCCAGTTCCAGCAACGAAAGAAAACCGGCAGCAATCCGGATACGTTTGGAAATGTCGACATTGGTTCCGCGCTTGTGTTTACGCCGACCGACATCGACGATGCCGTTTCGCAGATTGACGCTCATCTGAAGACATCCGGAAACGAAGGCGGTAAATCCTACGACAGCGGCATCGTGGCGAATTATAACTGGCATTGTGAAAAGCTTGACGGCCGAATCTGGGTCATTGCCGACTTTGACAGCTCTCCGTCGTACAGACAGTACGAAGGTCAAGTTGTGAAGAATACTAATGTTGCAAACGGCCCGATTTCATCCACGAATATGTGGACGCTTGCCGGTATGCAGGCAAACTACACTAGCATTACGCGTAACGATGGTATCGGTTCGAGTTACTATTCGATTTGGAACAAGGATGTTGTCAAGGCGAAAAACACGAATCAGGGATCGCCTGCGGACCAGGTTGGCCACGACGGCTACTACAATGAGGCAAATTTCAACAATACGACTGTATTGAAAGCGTATTACGGTACTTATGACAATTACCTGAATGCGCTTTTGCCTAAGTATCCTGTCAAGGATCGAGCTATGGCGGCGTATGCTGGAAAGGGTGCCGAAACTTGCGCTACCGCTGAAAGGGTTGTTTATACGAAGCGTGACGGCGTTACGACCGAATACATGTTCACGGCTATTCACTATACGAAGACGCTGAAGGCGCATTCCACGGCATCCGTAGACGGCATGAATGCGGGTGACTGGTATATGCCTGGACTCGATGAAATCGTCGAAATCTTCTCGCAGATGAAGGTCGACGGATCCGACCCGATCCATCAGGCTTTCGCGAACGCCGGACAATCCTCCGCGTACCCGGTCGACCCATCCGGCAACGTCTACCGCTGGGTTCCCGCGCGTTATAACCACTTTAATGCATGGTTACTCAGTACAGCGGGCAATTTCAACCACACCTACTTCAACTCCAGCTATAGGTCGTGTGGCGTTGCGCTCTTGGACTTGTAATTTTAACCTCTTCGGCACGGCCTTAAAAGCCGTGCCGTGAACAGAAACGGACGAATGAAGAAAGATCAGGAAAAGACCCGACTTGTAGAACGGCAAGAGATTTATGTCGATTGTACGATGCTTCTGAAGGCTGTGCATTCGGCAATTTTCGACATGCCTAAAAAGGATAGGGTTATCGTCGGCGACAGGCTGATGAACTATGTTCTTTCTATGCTTGCACATTTCAGCTACGCTTGGAATTTTGCAGACGTTCGTGTCGAAGAGACTGAAAAGTTTCTGTTCTGCTATTACGAGTTCCGGAGTCTTGCCAGAATGTGTTCTGGCGAAAGGAAGGAAGAGATTAACCTTGTGAAGGTCAAGAATTATGCGGCCATGTCGGAATACATGGACCGGATAGAAAAAGGCATCGGGAAATGGCGGAAAGCTGTCAGGTCCCGAAAATCCCCGGCATGCATCGAGTCAAACTATGTCGATGCATCGGGTAACGACAAACCAAGAGGTGACGCAGGATTCATTTAATCCAATATCGGCATCGTGTCATCAACCGTGCATGCCTTGCATGAAGTGCTGTTGGCCGCTGGGTTCCCGCGCGTTATAACAACAATAATACATGGTTACTCAATACAGCGGGCAATATCAACAACAACAACTTCAACAACAACAATAGGTCGTGTGGCGTTGCGAACTTGATGAATCGTTACCGTTGGAGTGGCATTATGGTAAAGTTGGAAGATCTGTTTTCGGTATACTACAAGGCGCGTACCAACAAGCGCCGTTCTCGCGATACCGTACGCTTCGAGATGAATCTTGAAGCCAATCTTCTGCAATTGTGGAGGGAACTGAATTCCAGGACCTTCCGTGCCGACTCCAACTATGCCTTTACCGTTTCCGTTCCGAAGGACCGTGAAATCTTCGCTACCGAAATGAAGAATCGCGTTGTCCATCATTATCTCGATTGGCGTATGCGTCCGATTTACGAATCGGTGCTTTCTGACCGCTCTTTCAACAATCGCAAGGGAATGGGTCTGCATGCCGCCATTGATTGTTTCCGGAACGATGTGTGCGAGCTTACCGAAGGCTACACGAAGGATGCCTGGTGTATCCATCTTGACCTCAAGGGATATTTTCCGAATGCGAATGTTGAGAAGGCTCTTTCGCAACAGATAGACCTTATCGAGCGATATTATGATGGCGAAGACAAGGATGACCTTAAATACATGATGGAAACCTGCATGCGTGCGGACCCTGCGCGTCACTGCAGTATCTATGTGCCGCTTTCTTGCTGGGAGCGGATAGCGCCGGAAAAGTCTCTGTTCAATAAGCCTGTAGGCGTCGGTGCCGCTATCGGTTTTCTGTGCTGGCAAAATGCTATGGGGCTGTATATCAACGATGTCGTTAAATGGTTGCAGTCGCGTGAAAGCTTGCGTGTGGTTGTTTTTGTCGATGACATTTATGTCGTTACAAATGACAAGGCGGGATTTCTTGCGCTGATGCCGGAGCTTCGTGAACGCCTGGCCGCTCTCGATGTGCGGCTAAACGAAAAGAAATTCTTCTGTCAGCATTACTCCAAGGGAATAAGGTGCCTTGGAACTGTATTGAAATTTGAACGTTCGTACATCAATAGAACTACGGTCAACAGGGCTTTTGCTCGTTTGCGCGAATGGTCTGATAAACGTTACATTCCGATTGACGAGCGGGCGAACATGCTGTGTTCTTTGAATACGTGTTTCGGTATGTTGAAAAAAGGAAATAACCGAAAAATTTTGCAATTGTTCAAGGAAAAATGTCTTTCTTATTTGGGTAGGTTCCTTGTTTGGAATGAAAAGAAAAATTGTCTTGGACTCAAGAAAAAAGTGAGGTGTGCCTGATGTCTGTGAATCCTGCAGATTATAATTCCGATGCAATCAACGGAGAACAGCTTGCCGCGCTGATGCAAGATGAAATGTATGACAGGTTGAAAGGCGATGTCCCTGAATCTCTGGCAGTGTTTCTTTGCTCTCTTAAAGCTCAGGTAGATTCTCTGCAAAAAATCGTGTCCGAAAAGAATCTTGGCGAATGCGTGGCGGATTCAATTAATACGCAGTCTCTTAAAGTCGGAGGCACGGATGTGGCAGATGCTACCGACCACACGGTGACTTTCTCGCAGGCGTCGAGCCGGGGGACGGCTGCAAATGACTTTCCCAGCGGTTCAAAATTGTCTGTTCTTTTTGGAAAAGTTCGCAAGTGGTTCGCTGACCTTGGATCTTTGGCGTTCAAAAGTTCTGTTGGTGACAGTGATGTAGCAAGTGGTAGTAATCTTGCCGATGCTGTGAGCAAACGCCACTCTCATTCTAATAAGTCTGTACTCGATGGCATTACTTCGTCGGATGTTTCGAATTGGAACAGTAAGGCTCCTGGTGACTATGTGCCTACTATAGGCTCTGCGGCTAATGTTCCGCTTATTACTGGAACTGGCGGCAGAATCTCTGCAGGGTCTTTCGGTAGCGCTGCTGGTACGTTTTGCCAAGGCGATGATTACCGTCTTAGCAACCAGCGTGAACCTACCGCTCACGAACACGACAATCGCTACTATCTAAAAGCTGATGTGTATACAAAGTCTGATATTGACGGCAAGCTGCCTGTTACAGGAGCTGGGTCGCCGTCGATATCGTATTTTGTAAATATTTCTGGAAATTCGAATACATCGTCGTTTGCGTCTTCTACTGAAAAGACTGAAAAACTTATTGGCACGTCTGGAACCAACGGGTATTATGCGTTGTTTGTTGGCTACAGGCAGTTTAATTCATCATACGAAGTGACTCTTGACTGTGCTTGGACGAAGAATGGCGTTACGCATGAGAGCAAGATTACTCCGGCTGCGATTTTTACGACGGGAACGTGTACGGCTAATGGGGGATTTGTCGGCAACTTGACTGGCAATGCCGATACTGCAAGCTATTCTTTGAATTCGGGCGGAGTCAATGGTTACACGATTGAGGTCCTTCAGGCAAGCAATATCCCGATGAGGATTTCCTTTATATGATTTCGCTGCTTGGTAATGACAGCAAAGAGCACGCTTTGGTGTATGCGCGTATCGTTGACGACTGGCTGAGAGCTATGCCGGTCCGCTCGTTTATGGGCGACGAGTCGAGCCAACGTGCTAAATACTCGTACTGGCGTGCTGGTGTCAAGCGTACTGTGAGCACTCAGCAATTTCCGTCCTATGAATGGACGTACCAGCCTTCTTATTGCAACAAGGCTTTAAATGCGTGGGATTCGAGCCATAGTGGCGTGGTGACTGGTGGCCCGCTTGTTGCAAATTCCTGTTCGTTGCTGTTGTCCCCGGCTAAATTGAGTTGTCCTGTTATTGACGCTGCAAATGCTGTGTATGCCAATTGCGTGTTGAATGACGGCTGGTTGACGCCGTACAAGATTACTGCGGACGCTGTGGCGTACAAAGAAAGTTATCCTGGTTTGGGCGACCATTCTCCAGGTGCGCTCGAAGATCCTTGGGATTACTATTACAACGCGTCGAATGATACCGATGGCCTTAATAATTCGCGATGGAAGCAGATGCATTATTTCGCCTGGTTCCTTGTGCTTGCGCGTGATATAAACGCTTTCGATTCGAAAGCGATATGGTGCAGAATAGATGCCGGTACTCATGCTATTAATGCGGCTGTTCCGACCGAAGTTCGTGAGTACATGAAAAGCGGAAATCTAGGATACTATCTAGTTACGACTAAGAATGGTCGAATGAACAATCCGCTAGGCGATGACGATTCCGGTTTTGATAACTACATGAAGGATATTACAAGAATTTACAGACCTCGTATAAAAATCAATCTGAAAGATACCGGCGAAGCGTATGTCGTCAGTTACGGTTACGAAGTGTGGCCGTACAGAGATGGCGGTTAATTTTTAAACAAGGAGATTATCAATGAAAAGAATCAACACTCCCACATCCTCTAACGGCCGATTTGTTGACGGTAACAAGGCTCTCGGCACGTATGCGACCCAGTTTAGTGCCGAATGGTGCAATATGGTGCAGGAAGAAATCTGCAACCTTATCAAGGCTCTTACCGGAGCTGAACCTACAGGCCAATCTGAAGAAGAACTCAAGAGTGCGTTTATGACGTATGTTGCTGCTCTTGGATTGAAATCTATTGAATTGCACAAGACTGCAAGCGGCTCGAATGTGCTGCGAAAGTTTTTGGCTGATGGCGATGGCTTTGACATCTCCGTTGAAGGTGAAGGTGCCAGCGATAATTCGCATGTTCATTTCAGCCGTACCGGATTTTATTACGAAAAGTCTAGTAGCGAACCGACAAGGTCGTACAAGGTGGAAGTCGATTCGGAATCCGTCAAAGTTACTGATACTAATCCTGGCGGAACATTTACGGCCGAAATTAAGGGTGGTGCCATCCATATTAAGCGTGGAAACGATGGCGTTGAAGTTGCTTATGACAAGGTCAATACTCCCAATTTGTTCTTGACCTTTGATCCTAAAGGTCGCAGCTCTACGGGCGATTTGACGCAGAATGCATCGATGAGCGATTTCGAGAATGATGGGACTGGCGTACCTACTGAATATTTTGTGTGCGCTAATCCTGGTACTCAGGGGTACGCTGGCCGCGATTATTTTATGCTCGATTCTCATGTGCATACAAAGGGTGCTGTCGTCATGATTCGCAATGTCGATTCGAACTATCCTATTTTCCTGTACAGAGAAGCTGATGCTAATCGAGAATATCCTATTGCGGAAATCCCGCCCAAAGGCACGAAATGTGTTAATTATCACGGCCAGGTGGCTACTGGAAGCGGGACGGGGGTCACTTATGTATGGGATGTCATGTAATGGATATTACCGGTATTGACATCGGAGTCGTCTTGACCGGAGTGGGGGCGATTTTGAAATCGCTCCATTCCGATCGTAAGGTGGACTCGTCTAAAAAAAACATCGACGAACGAATGGCTGTGCTTGAAAACGACATCAAGCATCATGACAAGCGTCTTAATGACGGGGATTCGAATTTCAAAATTCTTGACCAGAAGATTGACCGTAACAATGAACTGTTGAACCAATTGATTGGCGAAATCCGCGCCGGGAAAAAGTGATGCTTGGAGCGTTTGTCGTTGTAGTGCTTTTGTTGTTTTTCGGTTGGCTCCTGTTTGACGAAAATGACTGGGGCGAACCGCATTTGTAATCGGGGGTAAAATGTCAGGAATCATTCTTCAAAGCGCTGAAATTTTGAAGCCGCTACAGGTGGCTATCAGCAAGTATCGTGGCGAGACTGTATATCCGTTCGAGCGTGATTTTGCGATGCTCATGTATACCAATCGAGGCGAATATCTGTGGGAAGTCCTTGAGGGCTATGTCAGCAATTGTGGGTCGATTCCCTGGGTTGGCCAAAAGCTTCTCCGGGTTAAATCTTTTGACCCGAAGAAACCTCTTCAGAACGCCTTCTTTTTCTTCCATGACGATCTCTACCAAAAAAAAGGTTATGACCTTTTTGACAGGGAAGATTCTGATTCATTGTGTCGTGGTGGGCTGCGCGAAGGTGGCTGCTCTCGATTCCAGGCGTCGACAATCGACTTTTGCCTGATGATCGGGGCGTGGGGCCATTGGGGCGATAATTCCTATGGCAATCTCGATTTTTTGAGCAGTTTGAAAAAGGTGGGTTTAAACTAAATTTATAAGAATTTTATGAAAATGACTTAGCGCGAAGCTGTCTCTTTAGATTTGATGATGCCGCACGGGAAACCGTGCGGTTTTTGTTTTCTCAAATCAAAAAGGAGATAGTTATGGCTGCTTACGAAAATGACAGCTACGCTTCTAAAGGCGTGGGAACCGCCGGTCTTACTCTCGGCGTTATCGGCACGGCGCTTGCCAGCGGCGTGCTCAACGGCAACGGTCTCGGTGGCCTTTTTGGCAACCAGAACCCGACTGCTAACCCGGTTTACCAGT